CAATTTGGAACTAATCTTTTACCTTTCTTTTTCATTCCAACTTGTTTGTAACCAACCCAACACGCTTCTTCAACATCGTGCTCACCACTTTCTAGATAATCTGCTGCGGTATCAATGTAATCTGCTGCTTTTGTGATTTTGGACTGAACCCACGCTTCAATATTACCTTCACCTTTCATTTTCTTCTTTAATCTCTTTGCCGCAGCAATGATTGTAGAAAGTTCAGAACGAGCCATTGAATATTCGTGATCCTTCTCTTCATTTGCTGGGTGGACAGTAGCAATATTATATTTCATTTGATTTGTTGAAAGCATTACTGGTTGCGAATACATTGACCAATATGCTGGACCCATCTTACATTCTTGCTGCATCTCATTTTTCTTACAAGCAGGGCAATATCTAACCATCTCAACTGCTTCAGATTTTGTTCCCCAATTAGCAGCACCAACTTTGCGGCATTTTACAAGTGCTCCAGAAGCATAAGCACTTGGCCAAACACTATATCTTGATTTTACTTTATTGTAACAGGCATCTTTTTTTCCACTACCTTTACCTGGTTTGTCTTTGACTTCTTGTAAATCCATTTCTTCTGTTCTTACATTTGTTGGTTTGGCACCACTAGTTTTTTCTGGTTGATTTGGGTCTTGTCTATTTTTTCTTCTTCTCGCCTTTTCCTCTTCTTCATCAGATAAATTTGCTGCCATTTTAGAACTTCCGCATTTTGGTGTAGAGGTTTGTCCTGGTTGACGAGCACAAGGTTTACCTGCCCATTTACCACCTAATTGAACCCATCCCGATTTTCCATCAGATGATTTAGATTTTCCAAACCAATCACGAAGTCCTTCATCTCCAGATTTAGTTTCTTCATATGCCATTCCAACTCTGGTGTGCTTTAATTCACCCTTTTGTTTGGCAATTAATTTTTTTGAAGCAACACGTGCCCCTTCTGGGGCACTCTGAACATTCTCATCTGGAATTTTTTTCTTCGGGTTATCGTAAACATCTACATCACCATCAGCATCTCTATCAACATATTGTTTTGTGGAATGATGAACCAACTGTTTAAGATCAAGATTCGGATCAAGTTGATGTTGAGACTTTGATAAATGTTTTGTTTTATGTGTAAACTTTGTAAAAGTTATTTGATCCTTTGCCTCAGAAAATGGAGACTTTGATTCGGTCTCTTGTCCTGCTGCTCTTTTTTTACGAGCAGAACAATGAGCCTTTTGTGAAAATCCTTGTGGACTATCACAATCTATTGATCTCTTGTATTCTTTAGACCAGCTCATCAAAAAACTCTACTACTCTTTATTATTTAGAAAACCTTGTTTCAGTAATTTTGATAATTCGGCAGTTGATCCAACAAATAGAGCATTATTGGTAACATTATTTGTTGTCTTTACAGTGTCTTCTTCTACCTCTTTTAATTTTTTCTGTAAGTCTATAAGTTTGTCTGTGACATCTCCAACAGACTTAATTAATTGACCAGCAACTTCATATGCTCTTGGACTACCCCCCTCTCCAGCGAGTTCCATAATTCCATTGATTGCCTCTTGTCCTTTTTCAATCAAAGAATACAAATTGGCACGAGTATACTCATAGTCTTTTTTAATGTCATTATTAGATTCCTTAACATTTAAAGATATATCCGTATCAGGTTCAATCGCAACAATGTTACTCTCAACATTGAGTGCTTGATCAATCTTTTCAAACTTATTTGTCATGATTTCACCAGACTATTAAATATCTATATTCCTTGATGGACTATAATCTCTGGAATCTATGAATGAATACCTATTTTCATTAAATCCAAAATCATCATCAATGTCAACCAGGTTATCATCTGCTGGAGTTAAGACATCAATAGATGTATTTTCTAGATGAGTTGTAACAGTGCTTCCATCATATCCTCTCTTAACAGTAATAGTTGTCCCGTCCACAATTCCAGTTACCTTCATAATTTCGTTATTGATAATGATTCTATTATCAACTACTAATCCAGAAGAAGTACTGACCGAAACTCTTGTTTCTGTTTTTGTTAGAGGTTCTCTTAATATGGCAGTGTTATCATCATTATAATCTTTGAGTGCTTTTGGTGTTGCGGTATATCTCAACTCTCTCTTGGCAGTCTCTCTATTTGTATCTGCATAATAGTCAACCTGAACCTTACGGATAAGACCATCAGTGGTATCGGCAATAGGACCAAACATATAAGTTTTGGCAGTAAATTGTAAAGTATAAATTAGTGCCCTCCTTGTAGAAAAATCGCCCTCATAATCGTCTTGAAATGATATATTGTCTAGAACAACGCTAATATCTCTTTTTTCTCCAATTGAATCTATAAGATCAACTGTTAAGTTAAATGCTGGTTGAAAAAACGGTAAAATTTGCTCAACAATCTGGAGGGCATCATCATTTAATTTACAGAGAATATTCAGTTCAAATCCAATGTTGTAAGGAACCGGCATAAAAACTTTTTTTAAGTTTGTACCATCAGATGCCTTAAACGTTTGAGTTACACCTGCTTTTCTTGTTGGATCATATTGAATAGAATTCATCTCAAATGACATTCTTGGCAATGATATTTGAGTCGCTTTGTTTAAATTTGGTTGTTGTTCAATTCTTGCTAAAAATTTCTGGATAGGACCATAAGCAAGAGGAACTCTCATATCACTAATTTCACCATCATTAGAATTTCTATGACGAATATGAATATCATTGAAAATTGTTCCAAACGAAACAACAGTTCTTCTTAAAATTTCGTGATAAAAATAAGTTCCTAACATTAGTAATTGCCAAAGGGATTAGATTGTGAGAAATCTAGGAAAGTATCTGCTTCTTCTTCAATTTCATCGTTTTGTTCATATTTATCATATATGTCTCTATGATCATAAGATTTGACAGTGTAGATGGCATATCCGTTAGATGTTGATGCTGCTGATATTGTCGATGAAGTACCAACAACAATCTCACCTGGAATAAATCCACTAACTGTGGTTCCAATTCCAACAAGTGATACTTTAAGAACTTTGGTATCCGAATCCCAAGATTTTACTCTTCCTTCAGTTCCAGAAGTTAATCCTCTTACAACCTCATTATATCCATAGGTCCCTAGACCAGTAATTAGTGGTGGTGAAGAAATAGTAACAACTGGAGAGTCGCCAAGTGTATAACCAATTCCAGCACGTACCATTCTAACTGAAGAGACTTGAGTATCACCATTAACAATAGCAATCGCAGATGCTGCAGATCCTATTCCTGCTGGAGCTGAAATAGTTACATTTGGTGCTGTAGAATATCCAACACCAGTATCTGATACATTAATTGATATAATTCCATAATCTGTAGTTTGGATAGAGCAAGTTGCTGCTGCTCCAACCCCATTTCCACCACTAATTGTAATTGTTGGTGGTGATGGATATCCAGATCCTGCGTTGGTTAACAGTATACGATCTATGGAATAAATTCCTGCTTTATTTGTGGTAATAGCAACAGCAGTAGCATTAATTCCGCCAGTTGGTGCGGTAGAAATTGAAACAATTGGAGTTCCAGTATATCCGCTTCCATCATTGTTTATGAATATTTCACTAATGAATTTATCACCCAAATTGGCAGTAGCAGTCGCTGTTCTACCTAACCCAATTAGGTTGAGTGTTGTAATAAATCCAGTATCCTGAATTGTGGTATCGATTTCATCAATAGAAGTATCAAGAACTTCATCCTCATATTCAAACAATTCACACTTTAATTCATAGACATAACTTTTACCTAATTGATAAAAAGGTTGTTCGTGTTCTACAAACTTAACTTCAAATAATCTTTGACCTAAAGGAAAATAGACCAAATCTCCTTCACGAGGTCTGGTTGCTAATTCAATTTCATCATCGGGCATTGCTGCCAAAAATGCAGCAATAAAGTCTTCAAATCTTTCTTTTGATATTGTAATTGTTAATTCATCTCTCAAACTCATTCCAAATTTTGTGAGGATATCACCAGCACCAGAATATCCTTCATAAGTATTAACATATGCTTCAATTAAAAAGTTATCATCAAATCTGGATGATTGTATTTCTTCAATAATGGTCTGCTTTCGTACAAATTTTCTTGGAATATAAGTTACTTCTACTCCATAAATCGTTAGTTGTTCGTTGATAAGATCTTGTACAAGTCTCTGCTCACTGGGAGATCCTTGAAGGAAAAAGGGATTAAGTGCCATTATCCAATAAAATCGTAAGGTGGAAGCTCATATTCAAGAGCCATTACTTGTTTAATACTTTCTAGTTCTCTTTCTGCATCTTCATAAATTTCTCTACCATTAAGTTCAATTCCTCCAGGAAGTTTTACTCCCCTAAACTTAATAAGGTTTTGACCCCATTGTCTCTTAATGAGGGACGTTAAATATTTTTTTAGAAAACTGTCATTATATACATTTGTGTAGGTATTTGGATCTAAAATTCTGTAGCAGTCTAGAACCAAGAAAGTATCTACAGTTTGTGCTCCCCAATCAATATCCAAATACAATCTGTCTTGTCTTTTGTTATATCTAACTTGTTTATCTGTGGTTAATAAAAAGTCAATATCTTCCAGATAAGTTTTTGTCATAGCATACTGTAACAGTTCAACAGAATTGAAATAATAAAGATCATTTAAAAACAACTGATACTTGATACTAAACATTCCACCAGAAATTGAACTGGTATCAAATTTAAAAACCTTTTCAATTCCAATCACAGAGTCTGGAACTTGAATAAAATTAGAGGTCTCATAAAAATTTGAAGTAACCGTTCCATATCCACTGATGTTTGTGGATGTTGATGTTGTAGTTACAATTCCAACACCGTTTGTACCTTTTGCTTTACCTCTATCCAAATCTGCTTGAGATAATTTGTACTTTAGATACATTCTCTCAACACCATCAAAATGACGCTCCTGGAAGTACTGTAGGGCGTCATCTACTAAATCGTCTATTTGGTCATCATCAACGTTAATCTCCAATACAGGGGCACCCAGCCTTCTTAAACAATAATCAATTAGTTGTTGTCTACTTGCTGGTTTTGCCATTTTATCATTCCTCTGATTGATTGGAAATTAATAGTTCATTATATTTTTCTTCTAACGTAGAATAATCTTGAGTCAATGTTTGAAGTTTTGCTTCTAACAAAATATTTTGATTTGACAGTGACGCTAGTTTTTGATTATAAAGTTTAATCAATACATTCACATCAACTTCACTATTTTGATTTGACATAAATTAGAATGTTCCTCCATCTAGGGTTGAAGTCCAGGTTGGTTTATTTGTATATATGGTTGTTACGCCAGTTGGAATTATTGACATACTTACACTATTTTTTAATAGGTTATAAGTATTTGTAAAACTTCCTTCAACTCCAACTAATGTGATCGTTGATGAGTTTGCCGTAGTTTTAACAACACCATATGCTCCACTTGTCTCTTGTAAAATTAAGTCACCTTGCGTAACGGATACAGAACTTCCGAAAGTTAAATTGATTTCAGTGATCGCAGTCAAAATTTGCTTTGATGTTAAAGTTGGGGATGCTGGATTATTTGTAGAAGTTTGTAATCCATCAACATCAAAATATACAATACCATGAGTATTAAAATCACCAGTTTGGTAGTAAATACCTTTAATATCAAGGTAACCTCTTGTTCCTGTGACTACACCATTTGAAACAATGGCAGCATCTGGAATATAAGTCCAAGATCTTGAAGTTGCCGCACTACCAACATTAGTTCCGTCAATATAACCAAAGAATCCAGTTTTGTTATTTGCCGTTCCTACACCAGTGTTATAATCAAACGCAATACCTCTGTCGGTATTGGTATCAAAAGCGTGAGTAATCGTTAGTTGTGTAGTTGTAGTGATTCCTGCTGTAGTGGAACCCTGGATAGTGATGATTTTTGTTGTGGTGTTATATCCAGTAATAGTGGTTAGTCCACTATTTGGTAATGAAGCACTACCCTGAATAGTATCACCAGTATTAATACCAATTACGGAATCGAGTGTAATTGTTGAGACACCGGTGGCAACTGGTGCCATAACCGTTCTCTTACTGGTTACATCACCAAGAACGATGATTGGATCGTTGATTGATACAACAGTAGAATTTACAGAGGTAGTTGTACCATCAACCTGCAAATCACCTTTAATAACGACAGTTCCTTCATTACTTAATCCATCTGGATATGGATCAATATACAGAATCCCATTTGATCCTGGAACTGTGGAAATTATATTTTGATTAATTTTTACGTCACCAATGGTCACACTTCCAGTAAAGGTTGAGACCCCAGCAACAGTAGCATTTCCACCAACATTGAGGTTTTTCTCAATTCCAACGCCACCTTCAACTACAAGAGCACCATTATCTTTAGTAGTTGAATCTGTTACATCTCCAATATTAATGGAAACACCATTGGCAAATGCCCAGTCTGCCCCTTCGATTTCAAATCTATTATCAGTAGCTTCGTCGTATCGTAACTTTACATCTTTATCAGTACCAAAACTCAAATAAGTATCATCAACTATGTTGATTTCACCAGTTCCATTCGGATCTAATACAATGTCTCCATCAGTATTCTGTGAAGAAAATGTATTTCCATCTAATCTTAAATTATCAACATTCCACTGATCTACTTTTCTTGTGTTATCAAGAATAACAACAATTCCACCATCACTATTGCGAGTGTTTGTAACTCCAGCAACAGTTCCTGGAACGTGGTCCATCATGGACGTGTAATAACGTCCAGCAACAGATACTACATTAGTTCCATCGTCACCAACATAAATTCTGTCTCTATTTTGGTTAGTTCCTGTAGCACTACCAATACCAGTTACATATGCTAATTCACCCCACTGCAGACTTCCAGGTATACTAGTACCAGAGGATCTTTTAATCCTAATAATACTTGCCATTAAAAGCTACCTCCGTTGATGTCTAAATTCTGTGTTGTTCCTGGGGTTAAGTCTAATGTTGCATCCCATTTTTGGGTGGTGGAGTTATAAACAAGAACCATCCCATTTAATACTGCGGGAGGTAAGTTTACATCTGTCAAATCACCTAAAGAAATTTCTTTAGTTCCAGCTAAAGATGATACAACTTTAACTGCGTTTTGCTGACCAACTCTAACTCTAATGTCTGCCATTAGCGAGTTACTCCTTCTCTAACTAGAACGGATCCTTCAACAACTCTAGTTATTACTCCAGAATTATCTGTTATCAAAACATCATAAACATAACGACCTGGTTTAAGGGAGGCAGTTGTAGTAGTTCCCAGTCCAACTTTAATTGTTCCTGCGGAAGGATTTAAAATTGATGCAGTAAATGAAGTATATGCTGAACTACCAGCATGTTTTCTCATTTGAGCAGATACTATGTATCCACCCAAATTTAATGAGGAACTAGAATCACTATTTTCTAATGAAAATGTTTGAGTAAATGTAGTACCAGTGTTTACGACTAGATTACTTACATAAACGGCTGCCATTTATAAAAACTTCAGGATCTAAAATATATTTATACTTGACCAAATCCAAGATTACCAAGACTATGAATTACCTCTTGTTGCTTCATATAAAGCTTGATAGAGGTCTTAAGCATTAGTCTAAGTTGATTGATATCGTTACAATCATCAATTTCTCTAGATTGCATTTCATATTCAAATAATTTATTGATATCGTCAAGTTTTATTTCATTTGGATCCATTGATAATCTCCTTCAGTAAAGATTTAATTTCTTCAATATCTGTTTTAATTTGGTCAATTTCTTCCTTTTGCTTTTGCTTTTCAGATTTCATTTTAATATATTGAGAATATCCCAATGTATCATAATTAACAATAGCACCAGATTTTTCATCTCTATAGAGATTTTTATGACCTTCAACGGGAATCATGCTAAAGCAATTACTCTTAAATCTTTAAATCTTGGAGCATATGCTTCATTAGTTCCAGAACATACAATCTTAATAGCAAATCCAGTAAATTTGTCAAGATTATCAGCACTAAATTGATACTCTAGGAATTGATTATCCCTACTTGATGGAACAAAAGCATCTGATCTGCCGCTGTTTAGAGTAGCGTCAATGATCGTCTCTCCAAATCCATCACCATTCAAATCTCTCAAGTTATCATACCCTGGGAATAGTTCATAGGATTGTTGAACTTCACTAGAATCTGGTCTAAAGAGTCTATAGAGAACTCTAAAGTCAGCGGAAGAATGTCTATAAGCAGAAACAAGAACTTTAAGTGAAGTTGCTGGTTGTTTCAGATCAACTCTATTTGAAATGTAAATGGCGGAGTGAGGATCTCCAGATATCAGTTTAACCCTAGAATCAGTAGAATAATTTACAATTGGGGCATTAACTCTATTTCTTTGTAGAATTAGAACACCATTCTGACTATCAATTACGGGAGAAAGATTAGGATCTTGCGAATTAAATTGGATTGCCAGTGTTGTTGATCTATTCTTAGGAAGATCAGTTAATCTGTTTGTCTCATTAATTTCGGAACAAACAAGTCTTGTAGAAGAAACTCTGTTAACTTGATTTAATTCAACGGGTTCATAACCTTGATCAATAAATGAGATTTCGGATCCACCAGCACTTGTTCCAGAAACAGATCTTAATTCTGCTGAAACAGATGTTGTTTCTCCTGGAGTAATAACATTAAATTGTGGAACAATAGCGTTATATTGGAAGTTTTGTGAAGCAAATACCTCCATTCCTCCAAGTGATCTTTCATCTGTGAAACTCAGTTGAGTATCACCAGATGGTCTGTTTGATCTACTAATTTGTAAGTAATACTTATCAATGTTTTTAGATGCTTTTAGAGCAGAATCAGTTGGCATATCATGAGTTGTGTTGATCTTAGTGAGAGAAACTCCATTTAATTCATACTTATAGCAAAGATCATTAACATTATGAGTTCTGGTTAAGGAACCGTCTATACCTCTTGTGCCAATACCAAGTGTTCCAGAACCAATGCTGTTATAGTAAATAATTTCATTATTAATCTTGACATATCCAGTTGAAGTTGAAATACCTTCAAAAGTAGCAAATGTTGAAGTGCTGGCAACAGAGATAGTTGTTGCATCAACCGCAAGATTGGCAGTTAAAAGAACTGGAGCAGTATTTGGTTCAATATCGGCAAGAGTAACCTTGTTATTATCTGCCATCATACCATGATTATAATGCTCAACTTCAACAACTCTACCATCATATAGATTGCTGATGAGAGAAGAAGATCCTCTAATATCAGTATTCGCCACAGCAACAGCAGTTGATCCTTCAAAGTAAACTAAATCTTGACCATCAGTAAACTCTTCACCTTGAACATTTGTTAGGTACAATGTATCAATTCCATTAATGTTAGAAACAGTGATTGTAGCACTAGATCCCTTAACAACATTACTAGTTGTAATTCCCAGAACATCACCTATCGCATAACCATTTCCTGGAGTTGTAATGGAAACTGCAGAAACAATATTTGAAGATATTGTTACAACACCGACCGCTCCAGAACCATTTCCAGTTACTGAATAGAATGACACTCCAGCAAATGTTCCGTTTGAATATCCAACGCCAGTATTGGTAAGTGAAAGAGCAGAAACTCTACTTCCAATATTTTCAATATATCCGTAAGGACCTGATGAGTTAGTTTCGCTTACCTTTCTACCTGGAATCAAAATACTACCCATTGTTGTTGTAGTTGTAATTCCAACTTTTAACTTTCTAGGTAATGTTTTAATTGGATTTGGAAGTAGTCTTGGGGTTTGACTATTTCTAGTCCCTAGTTTAGGATTATAGAAATAAACTGTGCCAAGATTTTGGGTAAACTGTGCTTTATAGAGAGTAAATTTGAGATCTTCAAATTGGCTTGGAGTCCAAATAGTTCCATTCTGTGATTTAAATAGACTCCCTCCTAAGTATTGCTTAGTTACAACTACACTTTCAGCATCTGGTAAATTCTGAGTATTTACAGTTCTTTCACCCATTCTTGCGATCCAAGTTTCATAATTATTTGAAGATGGTGAAAGAATTACAATCGCATATTCCTCACCTGGTTGTAGATAGACAGGTGATGGGAATGTAACTCTTGTGGCAACAGATCCATCAGAAGACGTATTGACCTGAGATGGTTCAAGAGTGACTCTTGCGAAGTCTTGAACCAATTGATCTGTTGGTGTTCCAAGCTCTACAGTTCTAAGTTCAACTGTAACTTTTTCATTTTCATCTTTGCTAGCAAAGAATAGATCAACAGAAGTCAAGAATGCTCCAGTTTCATCAACAGTAAATGTCTGAGCAAGAGGATCCTTTCCACCGCCACGAGCAGGAGGTGGTGGTGGGGGTGGTGGGGGTGGTCTTCTAACTATGACATTAGTTTGTCTAAATGTGTCTACGATTCCACTTGTGGAATAACTAGTTTCAGCACTACTAATTAATAGACTTCCAGGTAGTGGAGAGGCATTTGTAGAACTAGATGTGAGTTTAAATGTCTTAGTGCCAGTTCTGAATCTCAGAGTTGGTGGAGGTGATGCTAGTGGGTCTCTGAAGAAGAATGAACCACCTAGATCTCCAAAAGTATCGGTAACCAGTCTTATATTGGCAACAGATGCCTGAGCACCGCTAGTTCTACCAATTAAGACAGTACCAATAGTCACGTAACCAGTAAATCTTCCTTGTGCCTCTTCAGATAGAGAAGCAACGTCTATATTCAATACTGTTGAAGATGCTGAATATGTTGAAGGAAGACTGATTGAGGTATTGTATGGATTGGCATTAAATGTTGTTGCTGGATTGTTGATATCACCAGTTTTGTGGTTTGGTTGACAAGATCTAAATGATATGACTCTGGTTCCACCTATAAATCCATCTACAGTTTCTCCATTTTGGAAAATACCAGATGTCATTGAGATTTCCAAAAGTTTTGGAACTATGTCAATGCCACTAGTGCTATCAAAGAATGGATAGTATCTTGTTACTGGCTTTAATCCACCCGCACCAAAAGCAACGTTTCTTGAACGAATATGGGTATCTGGTTCGCTACTGATTTTAATAGTCTCTACATATGAACCATCAAAATCTCCAGTGATTGTTCTTTCACCACCACTTACAAATATATTTCTAACCCAATTGTCGGATGCTGGTTCCAATTGAACTCTACCAACAAATTCAATCATATTAAATGGATTTACATTTTCCACTCTAGAAGCTAGAGGTTGCCCGATCCAACTTACTTCATCATAATCTAATGTGATTAGATCTCCAGTTTTTCTGACATTAGAATCTAAAAGTTCAAGATTTGCTGAAAAATCGGCGGTCTCAGTATTGGTTGATGGTAATAAAGCTAATTCTGGTTTTAATGAATAGAAATCAAGAGGGGTGTTTAATTCTTGATTTTCTACATCAACATCACACTTACAATCAGGATTAAGTAGATCTAAAAGATCGTTGTTCTTAAAATCATCTACAAAGAATCCAGACTTAAATCTAGAAAGACCATCAGAATCTTGAATTTGGAGAGTTTTGGTATCAAGTTCAAGCAAACTTAGAGAAGTAACTACCTCTAGAGTTGAAATCCTATCATCAAGTTTTCCAATATCTCTCATCGTATATCTTCTATTATCAACGAGAGTTATAACAGCATCGTCTGGATCATAAAGATATGCCGGAAGTTTGATCGTTCCGATATCCATCGCACTTTCAACATTTGTTGGTTCTTTAGGGTCTAGGGCAGATACACCTTTGGCAATTGAGAAGTTTCCGAGACTATCAAGAATCAATTTATCAATTCTTGGCAGATAGTAACTATATCCAATTAAAGAACTTTCATTTGGTGCTATCACTAAAGTGGGATTATTTCCAGATGAACCAAAATTTCTACTTGAAAAGGCAAATGGTGATGAAGTTGTAGATGTAAAGGAAGAAACTCTTGGTCTAAAGTCAAGAGTATCTGACGATCTCAAATTATTTCTTAAGAGAGGAATATCTTTTGTAAATCTCTCTTCACTATATGATTCTACACTATACAAGTCTCCAAGATCATTAGATGGTACAGAGTAGTAGTTATATACTACCAATAACTTCCTGGTAGGTTCTGGGAAGTTGATTTTTCTAACAATTTTAGAATAATCATAATATTGTTCTTTCTGACCCTTGTCTAGATCAAATCTATTACTAATATTTAAATAATTTCCTACAGTTATACTTTGAATATTTGTTATGATGCTTGATTCTTCAAATGTAACAGTTTCACCTACTGTGAAAGTTTGTGGAGTTAGATAACAGATCTCAACCTCGGTAGATGAAGACCTTGTAGCAAGTTGAGCAATAGCACCACTAGTAGAACCAACGATTCTTTCACCCAAGATTGAATTTGTGTCTAATGAAAGACCAGAAACAAAAGTTAATTTATCTAAAGTTGGGTTAGATGTGTCTAAAGATTCAAAAACACCAACAACATTAACAACATCGGGAACATTCAGTGAAATTTCTTTATCTTGAACTCTTAATCCGTAGAATTGACTTGTACTTAATCCACTCAGAGCAGTAGAGATACCAGAAAAAGTTTTGTCAATAATGACTTTTTGACTTCTAATAAAATCTTTTTGTTTATTTTTAATAAGATTTTTTCTTACGGTCGCATTCAATGTCACATTGGAAGTTTGACTTACCCTTAATCCAGAGAAAACAATTTGTGATCCATTTGAATTAAGAGTAAACTGATCGCCAGTTAAATCTTCTACATCACCATTTGAATAGTGAATTGAATATCTTTCCGCATCAAATGTCTCAAAGAATGCGCTAGAAATACCAGTGGAAGTTATGTCAACACTTAAAGATCCAACAGAATTGGATGTAAGTTCTCTAAGTTGAGTTGTGACAAGAAGATTTGAGTTTGAAAGACTTACATCTGAAACATTGGAGGCATCCAATGGAGCATAAAGTCCAGCACTTTCATCATTGGTAATATTTGGAGCACCAATAGAAAATGTTACAGATTGAGTTGACGATGGTAATCCACCATTACATACCCCAAATACGCTTGAAATACCAGCAACAGTCATAGTTAGACCATCACTGGAAACTGAAACTACCCTGTTGTAAGTTTCTGTTGACAGACCAGATACTTGATATCTGATAATGGCATCACTTCTAATTCCTAAAAAGTTTTTACCGGGGCAAGTTACTGATCCAGCACTAGTTCCACCAGTGATTGTTACCCTATCGGTAATATTAAATCCAGATGGAACAAATCTTTGAAGAACAGTATCAGCAACAAATGAAGTTTTGATTCCGGAAGATATTGAGTTTGAAGACTGGAAAACTGATTTAATATCTTGAGTATTGAATGCTTTAACACTAACAATACTTCTGGAATATTCTGTCGTTTCATTTATTAAAATTTGCTCACCAGCAATAAATGAACCAGAAGTTTGAATGAGTGTTAATCCTGTTCCAGCAGCGGCACGATCAACATATCCAGATGCGTTGCTACTTATACCTCTAACATACGAAGTTGCTGGGCACTGGTCGGAATTTAAACTTTGATTGATGGTGAGTTTTGTATAAGTTTGAACATCAAAGAGATATAAATCCCACTCTGTTCCATCGTTTGAATAAGCAGCATCGCTTAACCCAAATGAATATACTCTAGCTTGTCCAATCTCAGTTCCAGTTCCAGATCCTTCAGATGCCTTTCTTTGATTATATAATGACAGGGTATTATTCCCAGTATTAATGCCTACAAATGGCGTTCCAGTAACATTATTAACTTTGAGTAGGTTACCCATCTCAAATGGCACTAGAGAAGTTCCTACGGTTGCCTTATCTCTTGGTTTATCTACATCTAGTATTGTCGTTGCTTGCTTTTCAATATCAAATCCCCTTACATAAGCTTTTCCTGGGGAAATCTTAATACACATTAAATCATCAGACGGAATATTTCCAGAATCAGTTACCTGAGTAGATAGATATATTCCCTCGTTTGAAATTCCATCATTTAGTGAATTTGCTACTTGAACATTAAATTTATCTACTGCATAATCACCAGACTCTTCATATGTTCTCTTCGCAAAATAGTCTTTTATAATTGAATATTCAGACTTGTTTTGTAATTTCTTAACTTCTCCATTATCAAGTCTAATCAGTTCAACAAAACTTTTGTCGTTAAAATCTGTTAATGGTTTTTTAGATAAAACTGTAGAAATTTTTAATCTATCTGCTCCAGGTGCGGCATAGTTTGAAAATCCTCTAGCATTGTCATAAAGACTAGAATCATCTTTAGCAGTAACAATTTCTTCTAAAATGTTTAATCCAACTCTATATGAAGGAGTGTTGGAATATGGATCTAGAACAATTTTATCAGTTGCTACATCTACAAAAGTACCTCTAATGAAGTAAACACCAGAAGAAATTCCAACGGCACATCCAATTGCCGAAGCATTTAGGGAAACTAATGTGGCAACAGTATCTCCAGCATTAATGGAGGTGTTTCCATAAACAAATGATTCTTCGGTAATTAAAAATTCACCATCATTTAATGTTTTAACAATATTATCAGATCCAGATCCAAGATATTTGACAAATAAAGTTAAGTCTGTAATTTCTGTTGAATCTGCTGGGAGCAGATACTTATCAACTACTACAGTAATCCCAGAATCTTGACCGGTTAATCTTTTTCCTACTAATTGATCTACGTATAGTGAAACTGGAATTCCTAAATGATCTTGATTTAATCGTATTGAGTAATATTCAGAATCGTAATTAATATTACCTGGGATCACCATGGATCCCTCTTTAAAGATATGACTTCCGAAGGACTCTATCTGGTTTTGTAATATTGATTGAAGCGTCGTTAATTCTCTAGCCTGTACTGGGTATCCTGGCTTGAATAAAACTTTATAAAAATTATTATCCTTATTAAAGTCATCATAATAAGGATTGATATTTAAATTTGTTTTCTGTGGCATTTTTTAGAATTCCAGGATAATTTTAACGTCTTCTTTTTGTCTAGAATTTCTTGTAATCAATGGTCTATTATCTAAGTAGATAATTTCACCCGACCCTTTATTTATCTCAGGATTTGAGAGACCATTTGTAAATTGACTACCAAGACTAATAATTTTGTTTCCTGTTGGATTTGTAGTAATACCAGTAAAATTAATATCTACAGATCCAGAGAATCCACCAGAAGTTGTAACTGGATTTGCTGATGATTCAAAATTCAATACTTTAGAACTTGTAGAAACACCAACATAATCAGTTTGATCTAAAGTTGTTTGATTGAAATATAAGGATCTATCTCTATAGTATTTAAGAACCTTTGTTTCAGAGTCATATGAAGCAACATATCCGTGTGCTGATCCACCAGTTACAGATTGACTAATTTTATCCCCAACACTAATCGTACCAGAAACCGTTGAGAACTTTAAAGAATACAATGAAGAAAATTGATTTTCTGTAAATACTGAAGTTGATCCGATTGAAGTTGGATTTTTTACAATACCAATTTGTGAAAACTTAGTATCAGTTGGGAAGTCTTTGGTGGAATCATCAAATCTAGCATAGATTAAAATTTTATCTGTTCCCAACTCTTTATATAAATCATATCCATGTCCCTTTGATGGTGGAATAATTGGAATTAGTTTGGCAAAATTGCCAGTAGAATTAGCATTGATTGATCCCAAATCAACCATACCATAAGTATAATTTTTACCGCCAGATGAAACAATAGCGTTTGTTACTTTTCCACTTATAACATCTACAACAACCTTTGCCCCACTTCCATCACCAAGAATGCTAACCTCTTGTCCAAGACCACCAGAATATCCAGATCCCTGATTTTGAATATAAACTTTTTTGATTTGATTATTATTAGTAGTTGAATCTCCGTTCTCTCTAACCGCCTGTATTTGGGAATCCGTAGATGTTGACCAGTTATTCGGTACAGAAATATATTCAGTAGAATCAAATTTTATAATATCACTAGGAGAAACGGTAAAAAGGTATTTCCAGATATACCCATCACCACTTTCACCTGCTCTGGAAGGTTCTAAATCAGTAAATAATGGTTCATCTTGCGAAGCATTTCCTGTGGTGCTAATTCCAGAAGAACCGTTATCAATACAAATATACACATTATAATTACTATTCATTACATAGTAATTTGCGTCATATAATCTAGAAGATTGTGTTATAGGTGAAGGAGAAGTAATACTGTAATCTTGGCGATACATTTCATATCTGGTTCCCTGCGTCCAATCAATCCTTCTAATTAATCTTCTTACATTCAGAGACGTAATCTTTTTACCAAAGATCATTGTATCCGAAACATGACTAATATTGTCAAAGTTATCAATTGGATTTGGAGTATTTGTATTCCAATCAGAAGTTCTTCCAAATCCAACTTGAGTGGGGTTGGACAATCCTAAAAATACATAATAAGAATTTGATGAGCTATCAATACTCTCTACAAAGTTATTCGCATTTAAAATTCTAAATTGATCTGTTACAATAGCAGACATATTATTAGCTTTTTCCTATATTTATACTACCCAAGATCCTTTCTCAAGGCACCACTATCTCTTAGTCCATAATCTCTTCTCTGAATTGATGGGAATGTAGAAAGTCCAGCATCAATTGTGAATCCAGTTACACCAAGAGATATTGGATTACTTGATCTATTAAATCCAGACAGTCTTCCCCAAGAGAATCTACCTATTGGTTGACTTGTTGATCCAGATGTGTTAATTCCAATGATATTAGATGAGGAATGAACATTTGCCACTATTTCAGAATTTGATCCACTAGAAGTAATAGAGTGAATGTAGTAAATATTATCCAAGAATGTTGTTCCAATTCCTACAACAGCAGAATTACTTCCATCTATAGAAGTTACTCCAGATCCAACTGAGGTATTGAAAATGTAAAGTGGATATCCAGTTACAAGTCCAACAAAAGATGTGGCATTAAGATTAAACTTAAGTGCTAATGGATTTCCAGAGGTTCCTGAAGTAGTGCTGATTCCTGTAATAATCCCAGCAAATCCCTCCACTGTAGTGATGTTGTTAACATCTTCTTTTGAGAATGTGGGTAGAGGAGAAAGAACTTGAGGAGGATTGTTTTGTGAATAACCAAACCCTTGGTTCACTATAGTCGTAGAAGTTACTTGCCCATTTGTTATCGTAGCAGTCGCAGTTGCAGTTGTTCCAACACCAACACCAACTGTAGGAGGCGCAGATATTGAAACAGTAATTGCTGAACCAACATAACCACTTCCAGAACTTACGATACTTAAAGATTGGATTGTTCCTCCTGCCGAAACTACAGCAGTAAGTCCAGCAGCAACTGGAGAATCTCCCGTAACAATTAATCCACCGACACTAGAAATAACCAGAACAGAGTTATTTTCCTCATAGTTAAAGAATTGTGCGTCATCAACAAATAATTCCGTGGCACTAGATGAAAGGTTCTTGATTATTCTAGCAGTTGGGTAAACTAGAGATTCAATTGAGTCTCTAGACTTATAAACATAATCGCCATTAATATATCTATCAACCTTTTGCTTAGTCCAACTCAGAGGTTTAAAGTTAATTTGATCTATACCCTGATCAACATAAAGATTTGTCTCAATTTTATCAGATGATGCTATATTGTAAATTGTTCTTAGATTTTGATCAATTGTTTGTGGATAGTTGTTATTCTTGAATACTTGTACAGCATCTCCAACCTTAATAGTTTCATTGATAGAAACAGATATACTATCAGTTCCAGTGGTTCCTTTATAGAAGAAAATTGAGATATTATCCTCTGGTTCTGGGGGAACCATGAATGTGAATGAAGTCCCCCCTTCAAACGTATAGGATTCTCCAGGAGTCTGTAATATACCATTTACAAATATTAGTAGTAAAGAATTTAAATCTATTAGAGAAGAATCTGGGTCATTACTATTAACTTCAAAACTTATAAGTTGTCCGTTATAATTTAATGGGAATCTTAAACGATTTCCATCTTGTAGACTTAAAATTGAATCAATATAGTCAAATTCACCAAATTCCCATGATGATAATCTATCAGTATATACATCCAATACGGTCAATTGGAAATCATTAATTGGTGATGCGAGTCTTCTATCTGTAACCAGACCAACAGGAGTAAACACATCTCCCACTTTAAATCCATATCCAGTTCTAGCAATCTTAAACGAAGTGACCTCAAACAATGTTGATCCTATACCCGTTGTGGAACTAGCACCAACATCAACTGTTACGAGCAGTCCAGATCCACTATCTGTTGTTGCCCCAGCCCCAAGTCTTGAAACTCCTCTAATTTCAAGGTTTTCATATGAAGGTTGAGGTATTTGAATAGTTGGATTTGTATAACCAGTTCCAGAGTTTACAATTGTAAATGCTAAAGTTCCACCCAGACCAACTATTGCTGTGATAGAAGCAGCAGTTCCAACATGTCCAGTCTGAGTGATTCCAATAGAAATAGTTCCACGATATCCAGATCCAGAAATATCAGTTGTTCCCAAACCAACCGATACAATCGTACCACCAGCACCAACAACAGCAGTTACAGATGCTCCTACGAGAGGAGCAATGCCAAGTCCACCACTTGAACCAAGAGAAACAATTACACCACCACGAGGTAGTTGATTTTGATTTACATCAAATTGACTCTTTACAATAGATCCATTTGAAGAAGTAATACCAGTAAAGACTACACTAGAAACTCCAACATTTTCAATAAAGGAATAGTTATTACCGGTATTGTTTATTGTTGATGGTTTTTGGAAAATTCCATTCAATAACAAAATTCCACTTCCTGTTTGTATTCCTGTTGTGTTAATACCTTGAACAGTTACTGTGTAAGTTTGTCCAATTCCAGTGAATCTATCGGAAATATCATCAAAGATTCTATTATTGGTATAATCGTTTCTTAAATAGACTCTACCATCAAATGAAGATCTTGTATACTCTAAATTAGAAGAATCTCTTAAAATTGTATTTTTACCTTTTGGAGCATCTGTAAAGTAAATTTTATTTCCTACAATATTAAAAGATCCAGAGTACAATCTGACTTCAGTGCTATCAGCATGAGATGTTGCTGATGTGCCGACAAATGCCCTACTAACTTCCAGTAGATTTACGCTACCAGATCCACTAATTGGACCAGTTGATGTTGTTCCAAAACCAACTGAAACAACTTTCATATATTCATCATCTATTCTTACAATATTATTTGGTCTTATTGAGGTTATTCCTGTAACACCAAAAACTGTAGAAGAATTAGATATTTGACCACCATTGTTATACAAGTTAGTCTTAATTGGTGTAAATGCTAACGGAGATTGAATGATTCCATCTATATCAATTAAAGTCTTTTCATTCTTTTTATACATCTCAAGTTCATGAGCATTTCCAGAACCTAGAGAAGTAAATGTTACATAAATTCCACTAGATGCAAAATTTGATCTTGTTGAAATTCTAAATCTATCTTTATTAATTCTTATTGCGTATACGTCTGATGGTAAAATATTTGTTACAACTCCAACAGAATTTAATGTGGATCCAATTCCAACTGAAGAAGCAGCAACTCCAACAAATGTTGAATTTGGAGTATAGATTAATTTTTCTCCAGTATTAAAGAAGTGATCTTGAATTGTAAATATACCTGTTACTGGATCTAAAGTCGCAGAATCTGATGGATTAAATTTCTTCTCAAAGATAGGAACACCTTCATAATTAAGTGAAAAACTAGTTTTATTTGCTCTTGTTCCATTAATCGCATCATATTGAAGTAGAGATAATGATTCTGTAACTGGTCCATACAATAAGTCTGGAGCAGTATTCGCAGAATCACTTTCAGTATAAATTACTTCACTGAAAGTTTGAATTTGAATATTACCAGAAACTGAAGGATCTGGATGGAAAAGAAGATTAAAGTTAGATCCATTATATTGTGTTGAAAATGTTCCAATTCCAGAAGTACTTCCAATGGATATGAATGGATATTGAACATTATATGTGTTTTGACCATTATGCGCCATCAGCACTTGATGAATAGCACTTGTAGATCCATAAGAAACTCTTATCAAGTTCTTAGAAGTGGTTACTTCGGAAGTACTAAATCCAACAATAGTTGATGCTGATGATACATTAGAATAATTGGACTCTAACTTTAGGGATCTTTCTGTTCCATCTATTTGTTGAGTCTGTTTGAATCTATAAGTACCAATTCCAGCAGCAGTCGTCCCAAATCCAACAATCTTGGATCTAACTAAAATTTCATTAGAAGTATTGTTTTCATATTTTAAGTATAAAATCCCAGAATCTATATTTGATGTGAAAGTGCCAATAAAGTTAGATGAGAAAAGTGGGGAAGATCCACTATCAACATAGTATTCTGAGAAATACGAATTAGTTCCGTCATGAGTTACATATAATTCTACAAAATTCTTTTCACTTGTAGAATTATTGGTAACCTCTACCGTAGCATAATATGAATTAGTATTTAAAATATTGTCAGAAATAATTTCAGATGTTTGTCCAGCACTTACGATTCTGTTTACACCTGTTAAATCCACAAATCCAATTGATTGTGTAGAAATTCCCGCTAGATCACTATTGAATGTATTTTTGAAAACTTTGATATCATAATCACTATCATAGGCATCTGCTGGAGTAAATCTTAAACTGGAGCTTCCAAATTCATCAGTATTAGCAGATATTTCAACTAATTCTTGAGAACTATTAAACAGATTTGATTTTTCAAAAGTAAATGTATCACTTGAATCATTATAGAATGCCAATTCAGTGACCTGAATGTCATCATTGTTTGGATTTACAATTTGGACTAAAAATCTTGAGTATTCTTCGCCAATAAACAAATCAACATATTGATCCAATGGAGATAGAGAATTTGAGAATTGTGAACTTATATCATCTATTTTTAATACTCTATTTGTTCTACACTCAATATAATCTGCTAATTTTTTATTTTTTAATTTTAAAAATTTTGATTTATTATCAACAACATCAACATCTAAAGTCAAATCATAATTATTAATTGTATCTACTCTCTTTTCTTCTAAAATATCAAAAATACTTATGCTATCAACTGTTGATGATCCGACAGAAACATTAGATGTAGATAGTACCTCGGTGTCGGCAAAATTCTTAAGACCGCTGGTGTGTAACAGACGATTTACTGGATTGATTAGATTTTCAAATTCAATCGGACTCTTTACAGTATAAGATAAAGACTGGTAGTAGTCATTATCTGGAAGAACCTGATAATCTTCGTCTAATTTTCCAATATTATCTGACCAACCGTAATCTTGTCTCAGTGAATAATTAACGTTGAATCTTCCATAGTTGTCAACTATATCATTGATTGTGGCAATAGATCCGCTTACAGAACCCTTAATAGTCTCATTAAACCGTAACTTGTAAGTACCATAAACTTTAATGTAATCGCTACTACTTTCAGTTACTAAAAGATCGATAATTACAAACTGATCATTTGATAATACAAGTAGGTTTTCTCCTACTTGGAAAATAGAAGATTCTTGTGTAACTCTAAATCTTGGATAATCATCATATTTAACTATGGACGCATATGAATTTTGTGACGTTTTAGCAATTCCAGGATTTGTGCTAAGTCCAGCTAGATTAAACTCAACTTCAGCTGGGTTTGTATTTCTATAATCAGTTACAGTAAAGAATTGGTAGTCATAATTTGTGGAATTAAATCCATCGCCAGTGGTGTCATACTGTTGAATCCCTTCAACAAAAATTTTCTCACCAACATTAAATGTTGAGGTGCTGAATCCAGAAATAGGTGTGACTAAAACGCAAGTTACAATTCCACTTGATGATGAATATACAGTTCTTACAGTAACTCCATTACTATTATTGATGGCAACAATAGACTGCTCGGTTGCACCAAGTCCTTTTGGAGACTCAATAATATTAACATCTACAATTGATGTTCCATTCAGAGATGCTTGTAATATTCCTGTGGTAACTTGATCCCCAGTTTCTGGATTGACAATAATAAGATCTGGAGCAGATGTATAATTTCTACCACCATACGAAACTTCAATATTAGTAATCGTATCTGAATTAATTAAAGATACTACTGGAGATACAAATGCTTCTGGTCTCAAAGTTTTATCAGATGAGTATTCAAATCCAGGATCTATAATCCTAACACTATCAATTCTGTTAATATTTCTGGATTGTGGTAAAATCTTAGCATTAAGTCCTTGAGTAGAAGCAATACTTACAAAAGTTGGAAGTTTTTTATATCCAAATCCACCAAACGTAATTTGGAACTTATCAACACCACCTCTAGCGGTGGTTGAATTTGTAGAATACTCCAATACATCTGTATTTGAAACACTATATGTTAAAGATTCTGGTATCTCTCTTAGTGAAAGATTAAATGAGGTAGTTCCAACACCAAATACCTTATAGGTTCCATTATACTTACTATCAACATAAGTTATTTTGGAATAATTTGATACATCAGTATCGGATGTACTAATGAATCCAGATCTTTCAATATTGTAGAACAAATTAGATGGATTATTAGAAGAGTAATTTAATGTTAGAGAAGCATTTGTAGAAACGCCTATTGTTCCAACACCACTAATAATAAATGAATCCGTGCTTCCTGTAGAAACAAATTCATTTTTAAACTCTAAATCATAGAATAACTTAAACTTACTACCTACCAATGAAGAATCGGTAAGATCAAAAACTAGATTATTATTTTTTGTTACAAATAATTCTGGATTAATTGGAGATAGTTGATGGTTTGACCCACCTGTTGAACCCAAACTTACAATAGTTGGTGGATAGTTGATAGCATCATAATAAGTTTGAGTTAATTGGATATTGTTATCATCTATTCGGTAAACAAAATATTCACCTGTCCCAAGACCACTTGAAACTAAATTAGAGTCATAAAATACTTTATCACCTGTTTTTAATCTGTGAGAACTAATTGTAATTTTATTGTTAGTTAAATCAACGGCCGATGAAGAAAATCCAACAGGATTAATTAGAATTTTATTTCTAGAAGAACTATATTTAACAATCACTGCAGATGATGTTCCTACACCAACAGATTCATTTGCGTTTACAGTTAATGTAATTGAATCGCCATTTGTTAAAGAATGTGCTGTTGAGACGGAAACTCTAGCATTAATTTTTTGGAGTGTTCCAGTTACTTGAGTATCGTTTGATTCAAGTAAATAGTCAAACTCATTAGATCCATTATTTACAAAGAATAAACCATTAGTACTTGTAGTAAGTCCAACTTGAGTTACAATTCCAATATAGTCTCTTGACTTATTGATTATGTAAACTGTCTGACTATTTCCACTACTTGGCAGATTAAAGGTTGTTCCACCAGAAGAATTTGATACGGTCAGCGCAAGTCCAACTGATGGTTTGGTAAGAGTGACCGCCTGATTTGTTCTAAATGGATGATTTGGTAAATAAATGCTTTGCGATGGAATTGAAACTACTTCAAGTAATTCACCTTTGGTGTAGTTTACAGAAGTACCAATTCCTACAATTGTACCAACACCAACTGTTTCTCTTGGATTGAAGTAATATCTATCATCAACTTTAGACTCAAAATAGTCAGATTTTACTGGTAACGTTAGATAACTTGGAATTAAATCTACATATGTTGACGCAGTATGAGCAGATCCAGATACCCCCCTCTTAACTCTTATGATATTCTTGTCTGCAAACTTATTAAGAACAAAAAGTCTTTCAGTTCCTATTCCAATGCTACTGCCGATTGAAATAGAATTTGGAATATTGGATAAGTAAACATCAGTTACAACACCAGCAGTAGCATTGGAAGATATTTCTTTGTAAACTACTGTTCTGACAGTGTTGACTCCAATAATATGAGAACCAGTTAAAGATTTTATTGATGTTGAAAGACCCGATACTACAACTCCATCACCACTAAGTAAAGAGTGTGATGTTGAGATGTAAGCAGAAACTTGATTTGGATTATCCCAAATAAAGATTACATTACTGTATCCCTCAACAGTTGTTTGAATACTAGTGATATCCTTACCAGTTATGCTGCTAACATAGGCACTTAGACCACCACCATTCGTTCCATCATTATCAAATTCAACAGAATCTCCTATTTTATATTCGCTACCAGACTCAATAATTTGGAATGATTCAACAGATCCTTTAGTTACGGAATCAACAATTGCTGTTTGATCAACATATTCATTTGATTCAACAATAAAATCATTATCCGCATATGTATCAGATACTTTATATGGGAAGGTATTTCTAATTAAATTTGAACTATTAAAGTCAAATGTGCTCTGATCAATAATAAAGTTTTCATTTACTGGATTTGATCTATAAGAATTTCCTATAAAATAAGGATATTTTGGATCTAAAGTTCCAGTAGATGTATTTGTGCTTATACCAACAAAGTAAGCATAAACTCCATCTGGATAATCTGGAGTTTTACAATATCTACCATTATTTTCATCTAGATCACCCGAATCTGTAAATGAATAGTCTTCAACAAAAAATCCTACAGCAAATGCAGAGGGTCTATCAATTACATTAGAAGAACTGGAAGAATATCCAGTTTGTAAAAGTCGTATACCAGAATTCTCATTAGATGGGTTGCTATATCCATAAGGACCATAAATTGGATTTCCATCATATGCCCACCCAATAATTGGTGAGTGATCTAATCCACTATCATCAAAATAATTTTTACCAATGTTTGTAGAGTATCCTACAAAAGAATATTTCAATTGATCGTTAGACTGGACTAGTTTTTCAAATCCATATCTAGCAAAATTATTAATTGATAATCCTCTAATTTTTGGTTCAATAATCGCCCCAGATCCAGGAGCAGTCACCTTAATTGTAGTTTTGTCTAATGTATAGTTTACACCAGAATTAAGAACAATAATTTCTGAAATATATCCATTTTGAACAATTGCTCTCAACTTCGCCCCAATACCATCACCCTGTACCTCAAGATCTGGAGCAGCATTATACTCAGATCCTCTACTTTGAATTTCAACAGAAACAATTCTGCCATTATTAATGATTGGTTTTAATTGACCATTCTTACCATTTTTGATGGTTACAGATGGTTTCTTTTGAAGATTTAAAATATCAGATCCATATCCAGATCCACCCTCATAAACATAAGCATCAACGATTGATCCACGTACAACTGGTGTTGCTGTTATAACACCAGAAGTTCCAGAATACTCAACATTAATATTGACTTGAATTTGAGGGTACTCAAAATTATGATAACCAGATCCAGTAGATGCTAATTTGATATAATTTTTACGAGTATAATTAGATGTTACAGTTCCACCAATCCCAGCATCTGATAATCTAAATGCGTTATCATTTAATTTAATAACATAGTATTGATTTATTGTAGAGAGACCAGATATTGTAGTTCCTGTGCTAGAATAAACAACTTTTTCACCGTCACCAAATCCATGATTAGCAAAATTAACAGATGAGTCTATTGTAGATATTCCTACAGGTTTTACAATTAGTTTTCTGTTTTGATATCCACTTCCTGGATTAATTACTTTGACAGACTGTAAAGTATTTTTATCATCATAAATTCTAAATTTATGAACTCCAATATTACTTGCCGTCGTAAATCCTACCGTATTAATTCCAACATAATAGTCGGAAAAAGTTTGATGTAATTTTATAGATGTTGGGTTAACAATTGATGCGTAATATACAGATCCACTCTGTAGAGTCTTATTCTGATCAGTGTTTAAACCACCAAAAGTACCAATGCTTACTGGATTGTTTCCATTTTTATTATAAACAATTGCTTGACCATTTGATAGATTGTGATTATTAATAAAGGTTATAGTTTCGTTAGTAACATCTATTCCACCAGATTCTGTGTTCAGTCTGGCATCAAAAGATAGTTCCCTATATCTTTTTCCAATAATAGGTTGTAGTACAACTCCGCTGCCATTTCCACCAGTTACAGTTATTGATACCACATTATCAATATCAAAGTCTTGTGGATCAACATAAACTGCTGTTACGATACCACTAATAACAGGACGAACTAAACATGTAGTACCAGACCCTGGATTTGAAATTTGAATGGTGGGTGGATTAATTACATCATAATTTAATCCACTGTTTAATATTTCTACATTTTCTATTGGACCATAATAAATTTGATCATCGGATTTGTAGTTTGTAATTTCAACACCGTTGATTAGCATCCCAACTGGTCCAGGAACAGTTTCTACACCATATCCCGATTCAATGTTTGGATTTATTGGAAACTTTTTAAGTAATTTTTGTGGTCCTATTTTTTTACCACTATTTTCCAATAATGTAAACGTATGACTACCAGTTCCAGACGAGAGTGGTTCAAATTCAATATAATCATCAATAGGTATAAAAGATCTTGATGAATAAAGTCTAATTTGGTTCTTATTAGTTAATACCTTTACATAATAAATTCCTTCAGAGAGACCCGTAATATCAGTTGTTTGTGGAGAATAATAAACGGCATCACCGGTGATGAAAGGTACATCACTATCAAACGATAGAATGGAGTACTTTAAAGTTGAAGCATCATATCCCTGGATTCTTGATCCAGTTGCTTCAACTAAAGTTGCTTTAGAAATATTCTTAGTTATTTCATAAGATGGTAAAGAGTTTGAGGCAATGTAAAAATATTGATCAGAATCATTGTAAACATTTTGAACATCTGAAGTAATTACATTATTACCATAAACAATTTCTGCACCAGAACTAATAGACTTGTTTAGATTTCTTCTGATATCATAGGAAAGTCCAACTACTGGGGCAAATCCCGCCAAATTATCAAGTAAAATTTCTTTTGTTAATGGGTTAATGTTTTTTACAATAGCACCACTAACAACTACATTTTGTGTTCCTCTTACTAAAACATCTATGTTATCATTTTCCTTTAAACTTGATTTATCAATTTCAGAATACAGAGTGTAAGAAGATCCAGAGATCTCTTTAATTTGATATCTAGATGATGTATTATAAATCCAAGAATTTGAAAAAATTTGTTTTTTGGTTTTATCTTCTTCTGGATTTAGAATTTTTTCACCAAGATTTTTTACAAAAATTCTTTCACCTTCTGAAGTTAATTTAATATCAGAAGTTGGGACAAATTCAGATAAAACTCCAGTAATTCTGAGCTCTACTTTTTTAGTTAAATCTCCATTTTCATAACCATAAATTGTTTCGTCCGACCTTAAATCGGAAGACGAACTAATAGCAGAAGATATTCCACTACAATTTAAAAATTGGTTGATTGTTTTATCAGTATATGTGATACTATTACCACTGGAGATAACGTTTCCTGATGTACTAAAACCAATTGTTGAATCAACTGTGATTACAGAGGAACCAACTGAAACAGTTCCTATTACCTTGGTTTTTCCTGGGATAATAAATGTACCTTCAATTAAGTCCTTTTCATCAAATCCGACAAATAATCCTAATTTGTAATATGTCCTTCCTTTTCTACTAATAATTTCAACTTCAGACACTGAAGCTTGAGTATTTACGTCAGTTGATTTTCTAATTGTTTGTCCAACTAGATTATTTGGATCTCCAGAAATTCTTTCTGCAAGTACGATTTCTCTTCTAATAAACTGAGCAGAAGATGGTTTTAAAAGATATTGCTCAAGATCAATTACCTTTGGTGTAACTCCATACAAAACATTAAAAAGAATTCTAAAAGATTCTTCTGTTCCTTTTGATTGGTAAAATGCCTTAGATTCCTTAATAAAATTACTTACATCTAAATTAGATACAAAATCAACGTTTTCTAATCCAGGAGTAAGAGTGTACTTAATTTTTTTATAAAATTCTTTTAAAAATAAAGAACTTAGATTGGAAACAATTTTACCAGAAGTATGTGATGTTGCTGAAGAAGTTGAAAAAACTAATTCACCTGGAGCATTATCAGCATGATAAGATGTAATTCCACTAAATCCGCGAACACATCCGATAAAAGTATTAGTTGTTACTCCAGTGTAGGTAATGATCTCATCATCAATCTTAAAGAGTCCATATTGATTTGGAAACCCTTTAGTGCTATCTACTTGAATTGATGAACTTGTGCTAGTAATACCAACAGATAGAAACGTCTGACCAGTAATTACTTCAGGTGTTAAATTATCTAATCTTAAATATTGATCTAAATTATCTACAATATCAACCGTTCCACCAGAAAATTCCTGTGAAATATAATATTGCTTTAAAAATTCTGATGCCTTTGGACTCTCTGATAAAATATATTCTGGAAGTTGATTTTCAACAATCTGTTGTATTTGTACTCTTGTTTCAAACCCTGTTGCTATCATCTTATATCCTCTTTAGTTCCCCGTTTAGATAGTTTGAAGTTACCTTAAACCCAATGCCAGATATTTGTTCCCCAGAAGAAATTGTATCTTTAATCATATTTATGGTACTATCCGCAACACTAAAACTTAGATATAGATCTTTAAGTCCAATAACATCGTTGGATTCTGGGTATGCTTGAACTTGAATTATATTATTAGTTAAGTCTGTAGCAGTTATGTTGATGGTAGTTAAAAGTATTTCTCCAGTCGTATAGTCAATTGTTCCAGCAGATTTGATGACGACAATATTATCAATACCATTTGGATTTGGTTTAACAATTGAAACATCTCCCATACCACTACCATCTAGATTTCCATTAACATCTTTCTTAGGAACATCCGTTAGGTATACAGTGTCTGCTTCTCCAGAAATTCTAAATCCAGTGCTCTTAATATTAAATCCTTTTGAATTAATATGGAACTGATTTCCAAAGCAAAGTTCGTATTGGGCAAAGTCATTTACAGCAGCTTTTAGATTTCTTCTGATAATAACTCTGGTAATATTAGATGTAATCGCAGTATCAACATCATCAATAATTCTTACTAACTTACTGTACTTAAATCTACCACCAAACTTATTGACATCTGTTGATGATGAATAAGTTGTAAGAGCATTGGTCACTCTGGTTTTTAGATCATTTACATTAGAAACCTTAGGTGAATCATAATAGACTGCAGAGTCTATCTCTACATAAAGAACCTTGAGATCAATAATTGACTGGTTAATTCCTGTAAGAGAATAATTCTTAAGTTTATTTAAAATTTGTTGCTTGTCAAAGTCAGAAACATAATCACCATTCTTTGGTTTAATGCTGATTAAAACGGTTCCAAACTGAGGTGGGTCTAGTTCTTCTCCACCAACAACTGAAACTGATTCTGTGTTTGGATAGATTTGTTGAATAATAGATTCATAATCTCTTCCCGTTACTGCTCTATACTGTGATGAATACAGACGGGGAGCAAAATATTTGATGGAATCAATACTTTCAATCTCCCCACCATTGGATGATGATGCGGTAGTTACAACAGAAACTGTTGATGATGGAGTCACAATCTCATCAGAAGATCCTCTTAGTGATCCAGAGAAAGAAAAGAGTGATGCCCCATTACCATCTTTCCCATCAGTAACGATATAGGTTACGGTGATGATCGTTCCATTTTCTAATTTCTTACCAAAAATACCATCACCAAATAAAAGTTCGTATTTTTCGTCCTTTATTTCTTGAATCAGATATGTTTCCGATGTGCTCTGAACATTTAAAATATTATCAACTAATGTATATTCCCTCCCCAATCCAGTATCAGAAATACCTTTTACATAAACAACAATCGTAGAGGTGTCAATAAAAGAATTATCTAAAATAAATCTTTGATCTAATGACCCATCAACAACAAACTGGTTACGAAGAAAAGTTCCTTGATAAATGCTGACATCGCTAAATGATGCCACACCTCCAGTTACAGTGGTCGTGATATTTTCTGGAACTGAAAAAGTATAGGTCGTGTCTTCAATGCCACCAACGCACACTAGACCTGCCTGTAAGGTCAGTGTTGGACTTGTTGTGGTAGTTGGCACCGTTAATGAAACAACCGCTTTAGACGCCGTTCTAGAGCGTGGTACGTATCCAATATTTCTTGCTAACGAGACAACGTTTTCTCTTAAAGATGCCGAGTCTAGAAAAGACTCATTCACGACCATGTTGGAATTAAATGCCGTGATATAAGTGTTATATGCTAGAGTATCAATTAATACAGAGAAGTTTGATCCTTCAAAATCAAAGTCTGTAAAATTTGAGTTCGCACGAAGATAATCCTTTATAGAAGTTTTGATCTGATCAAAATCTAGGTTGGTAAACTGTGTAAAAGGCATTTTATCTTGTTGCCTCTAGGATAAATGTAAATTCTTGAGTCGGGAAGTCTTGTCCAATAATGTCAAAGAATATGGTTGCCTCAAACTCATTAGTATCTGGTCTAGGAGTTACCTCAACAGAAACGTTTTCAACTCTGGTTTCAAAGTTGCGTATCGCAAGTTCAATTTGATTTTGTATGATTGAGGCAGTACCAAAATCAACAAATTCAAAAAGACTACTACGAACGTCAGATCCAAAAACTGGATTGAAGAACTTTTCTGTAGGAAGAGTCTCTACAATGTTCCTGACTGATCTTTTTATTGCGTTTTCGTTTCTCAATATCGGCAAATCCTTTGTGACCGGATGAGGTTCAAAGGATAAACTAATATCTTTAAACGATCTAGATATCCTTTGTATTGCCATCGGACAAAAGTTTCTTGCTTTATTTATATCCTATTTCCAAGGTGAACCATATGTTGGTTCAGTTCCATAACTCCAATCATCGTAATCTTCATCATTACGAATTTTCTCATGAAGTTCGGTTTGTTTTTTGAGATTGTGCTTGGGTGCCAAGTCATGATAAATTTCCTGAATGACTCTTTTTGGTGAATTTAAGTCATAATCAGTGATTAATTTCGTGGTTCCCCACATCTCTCTCATGTAATTTGAATCTCTATCGACTGGTAGATTAGACATTTTAGCTCCTGTTTTAATGAATAAAACAGAACTTTTATAAAGGAGGTTGCTATCTCCTTATTTCTATTTAACGATCCAGTTCGCGCAGTGAATATGAGTCTGAATTGAGGTATTTAAGTATTTCAAGAGCAATTAATTTGGGATTTCCTTCACCACAGGTGTATACATCTACTGCCAGACACCCATTTTCTGGCCAAGTATGACAAGAAACGTGACTTTCGGCAAGGGCAATGACGACTGTACACCCTTGTGGAAGAAAACAGTGCGAAAAAGTGTTCAAGATCGTCATCTTCGCACGTTCAATACCTCTAATCATGACGTTCTGAAGAGAATCTACGTCATTGATCAGGTCAAAGTCAACATCATACACCTCTAGGAGCAGGTGTTTGCCCATTGAAAACTGTTTCAACTCAACTTTTTGGTAAAAATTTATTTATTTTGATTCTAAATCGGTAATTTGGTACATATAGTGATCAGATGTCTCAAATTTTCTCTTATTTTCAACTGAATAGACCGTTAAATCAATTTCATAACCTGGATTTTTGCCAATTCGGTTGAATGTCCAGGCATTATCATACCAAACAATGCGATTATTTGGATATGCGTAGTAATTTCCTGTTTCTACTTTAAATAAATGAGCACATTTATGCTCTGGAGTCTCTGAAAAGTTAAGATCTGGGACACCTTTGTTCTCCCAGGACCAGTCAAGAGTGAACATGTAGGATCCCACGACCTTTTTTCCATCGGGACGAATTAATTCTGCCTGTAATCCAGCGAGACGAGCACGTCTTTGAACGTCAATGTATGGGGAAAAGCAATCCCAATACATAATGTCCTCTAAAGGTTCAATCGGTGCGTCTGGTTTCCAGCAAAAAGCGTGAAGTGGCCTGCGAGTCCAATTCACACCGTTTTCTAAAAATGCCTCAAACAGAGGAACTCTTTTTTCAATGCTCGCAACAGAATGAACATCACATTTGGTTACTTCACCATGTCCCATTTTATGGTTAAAAAGGAATTCATTACGAATATAACAGGACCAATCTGGAAGACTATGGTTTAAGTAAGCCATGTTTAACCTTTACCTTGACCCCTATACTTTTTACGAGCATTATTACGAGACGAAGCGGCATACTTGGTTCCTGCACCGCTTCCCTGACGAGACTTTTTAGGGGTCCCAGGCATATAAGAGGAGTTCTTATTCAGACCGACTTTTGCTTTTGCTGCCATACATTATTCTCCAATAAAATTTCAGTTTCAATATCTTCAGGATTTGGAGAACCTGTCTGATAAAATTCAATCGACAGATCCTCCATTACATTGAAATATTCTTCTTCTGTAAGACTTGAATAAATTCTTCTTCCCTTACAGAGAATATTATATCGTTCGTTAGTCATCAAATGATTCTTGTCTTCTCGTGACCAACTCTGATACGAGGATCGCACCAGATTTCAAAACCTGCTTCCTTTGCATCCAAACAGAACGATACGTCTTCTCCACACATATCCTGTACTTCACCAGATTCAAAGACTTGCATCTTTGGAGCAAACCAAGGATACTTCATCTCTGAGTGTTCAAAGACTCCGTTCTTAATCAACAACCAACCAAATCCAGCATAATCAACAGTGAATGGTTTCCGACGCTTTGAGATACTCTCAATGGTTTCGTGATTCATAACACCACCATTGTTACGGAAATCATCCTCTTCCATCCAGTGTGCTACAGAGGTTGTTCTACCATCCTCTGTACAATACCATCCAGAAGCAATGTCTTGATCCATCAGAACAAGTTGCCAGAACTTTTCAGTATTGAAAACAATATCACTATCAATCCATAACTGCCAATCATACTTCAGTTTACCATCCCAGGGAATCTGATCAGGTCCACGAAGTACATTTGCTCCAAGACACTTGCAACGGGCAAAGTTCACCATTGAAGAATAATCTTGTGAGATTTGGATACTGGCGCCAGCCTGCACCAAATCAAAACAAAGTTGAACAAAATTCTTTAAGTAAGTATATGAGACCCCTCTTCCAGGTAGACAGAATACAACTGTTTTGCCCTTTACCATCTCACGGGCCAAGTTGTAATCCCATTCAGGTTCTGAAGCGGTCGGAGTCTTTGCTTTTACGGTAAATCCTTTAGCCATAATAGAATGCGTTTACATCAATGATCATACAGTATTATATAGTGAATGTCAATCGCTGTCCTTTTCGGTAATCACTAAATCTCCGCCCTCAATTGACAAACGGACCTCTGTGTCTTCATACCAAGAAAGATCGTTTGCAATCCATTCAGGAATCACAATATAATACTCACCAGTAATTGGATCGACCTGTACGAGTTGAAAATTTTCTCCGGAATTTTTTTTCATTTCAGGTATATGAATCTTCTTTTTCAGATTTATATAGCACTTTATATTTTACTCGCGTCCGTAACACTTTGTAGGTTAGGGGG